CAAAAGTTTCTCCTACATAAGCCCCCGCAGCCGCACCACCTGATAAAGATCCCTCTGCAAAGCCTCCGCTTAATTTTGCAGAATCTCTAAGAAATCCTCTAAGGCCTGTCGCTGTTGGATTAATTGCCGCAAGAGACTTTTGAATAGGAATACCCGCAGTTATACTTTCAAAAAAAACATCGGCAAACATTTCGTTAGCGTAATCACTCGGTACAATTTTAGCCCTTTCCCCAAACACCGCGTCCGTAAGTTCTTCTAAACCTAGCAATGAACCTAAAAAAGTAACTGCTCCTGCGGTGCCTCCCGCTATTACTTTCCCTTGAGGTGGTAAGGGTGCATTAAAAGCATATTTTGCAGCCTCTATAGCGGCCTTTGCTGAAACGTAGGCGGGCACACCTTTTCGTCCAATAGAACTTGAAATTTGTTGCAGTGTAGTCAGGTCTTGTACCCCTGTAAAAGAACTTATGATTTGTTCATCGGTAAACGGGCTACGATTTTCTCCACCTTGTTTATTTGGAATCAAATTTGAAAATTCCTGTGGAATGTTGTTTAAAGTTTTTATGTCCTCGTAACTGTGGGGAAACTTGTCCTCACCGTATCTTTCCTTAAACTTTCCAATAACGTCTTTTGCTATGCGCTGTGTAACTTCAACTTCGTCGTCAATCACTTCACTTAACAAGTTGTATTCCGACCTAACATTATAGTCTTCAAGAGGGTAAAAATTTTCGTCTTTTTTACCGCCTTCAATTTCATCCGCGCTAACCGTGTCTGTTGATTCCGGAAAAGTAATGGTTAACTCATCTTCTTCTAATGGACGACCACCGGGAAAATTGTTATCTATTGCCATTAATTGCCCCTAGTATATTTTTTTCAAACCAGTTAGAAGTGTTTTGACGGTAAGCAGGGTCTTGAGAAACTTTTTCCTCAAATTTTGCTTGAGACACCGCGTTGGTTAATTGGTTCAAAGCAATAAAACCGGGAAGCATTGTTTCATAAAGTGCTTTAGCTTCGTCCATTCGTTTTACAGTAGTATCGTTCGGATTTTCAAATCCTCTTTTTATTTCCCCAGCTACTATTTTCATTCCTGATCGGTACGATTGTCGTTTTGCTTCTAAAGATTTTTGAAATTTTTGTTCACCTGCAAAAAGACCAAACGAAGGTAGTTCAAAAGGCTGAACTAGCTCACTCACCAATTTAGTAAATCTAGGCGTAGTTAAATCTAATTCGTTAAAAGCTTGAACTCTAAATTTGCTGTTAATAATGTCATTAAGCTTGTTAAAGACTACTTGATTTGTTTGTGCCTCGGTTAAAGAAATATCTAATACGGAACCTGCTCCACCCAATACGTTGTTTATTAAACTACTTCCACCAACATTAGAAAGCAAAGTTGTATAATTTTCACTGTTGTAAAACTCAGGTGTAGTTTCTTCAACAAGTTTAAAATACTTTTCAGGATTACTAAAATAAGGGTCGTTAATAAATTCAATACCTAAGTTTTTTAAATTTTTCTTATATGTGGGCAGCGCATGTTTAAATAAATAAGCAGCTACCCCTCTATTATTTTCAAAATCTATTGGTACTTCTTTATTGTTAATTAAATTTTTTATATTTCTTAAATCAACAGGTCTTATTGCGTTAAGGGGAAAAGAGGAAACTTGATTTAAACCTCTTACATTGCCTGTCGTAGCATTGCCTAAAGATAGCTCAACCGACCCTACATATTTAGTTTGTTGGTTTGCTGCACTTTCTTCGGAACTTTCTACACTTTTTTGTTTTTTAGGTAAATTCTTACGATCAAAATTTAATTGGGCACGTTTCAAATTATCCGCATAATTTGCGTTTGTAGATTTTCCTATATGAAAATTTGCATTTTTTTGCTTTTGTGGAATTTCGTTAAAGTTGTTATATGAAATAACCTCTTGAGTATCTAAGTCTACCACGTTAATTGGATCATAATCTGCTTGTTCAGAAGCCGGATCAACGCTTATCAACTTATTGCCTTTTCCAAGGTTATCTCCTTTGTTAAGTTTAGCTGCAAACTCGTTTGCTAATAGTTTAGTTGGAAAAAATTCTTCTTGATATTCTCCCTTGCCATCTAAGTAACGAACAAATTGACTGTCTCCGGATACTCTTATGTCAGCATCATTTCTAGCCGATATGGTGTAAGGAACCATTTTTTTGATAAGCGCTGGATCTTCTCCACCTTCTTTCATTTTGTCTTGTATTTCTTTGGCGTTTTTTCCAAAATATTTAGTTCCAGTTGCGCCTACACCGTAAAATTCTTTTTTATCTGAGTCTGTAGCTCCGGTAATAGTGTTAGGAACTACTTTGCTTACAAAGTCTTTATCTATACCCTCGGCTAACATGTTCTGTCTTAAAATTTGAGGAGTTGTTCCAAAAAAAGTTCTTCCCCCCGGCCCTTTTGCCATCAAAGATTTTGTAGAACTTTTATTTTGTGCTATAGCCAGTTGTATTTTTCTTTTTGCGTCTATGTCTTTGTCTCTAGAAGCTAAGGCTCTTGTACCTATCGCTAACTTACGTTGCTTTTCGGCATCGGTTGCCGCTTTTGATACGGCACCTACGTTGCCAATAAAGTTGCTTGCTGCGGGTCCAAACTCTCCGGTGCTTCCATAATCAAAAAGGTTTTTAGACAAGTTAAATAATATCTGAGATTGATTGTAATCGCGGTCCGCGGCCCGTGAGCCAAGAAACGGGCTTAATTCTTCTTCCGCCGTTTGTTGATATTCTGAAATGGTGCGCTCTTGTGGCATTAAACTTCGTACCAGTGTCTCGTAAGCGGTTGCTGGCGTACCCCCAACATTCATTTTTTGTGGGTTCATACGGTCAAAAGCAGATTTAGGAATAGCCATAATTTACACTACCTTTAAGCAAAAGACTCTTGAGGGGCCGCACCTTGCATCATTAAATTACCGACACCTTGACCCATAGGGTTAACGTCCCCTTCGCCTGTTGCCATATTAACATCCCCCGCCACACCTTGCATCAAGCGTCCTACCCCACTGTCCACAGGACCTTCGTCTTGTGATAGCATAATTGAAGGTTGGACTAAAGCCAACACCGATTCCGGAGTGGCTTGTGCGTCTTGCAGGCCTACTATCCCTGCCAGCTCTTCGTACCGTGCTGATATGGGCATTTGGTCGCCCCTAAGCGCGTTAATCACGGACTCCGCATCTTCAGCACCGTCTAAACCCGTCATAACAGAGCTTAAATAATCACGGCCTATGCTCTCTGCTTCAGTGGCAGCTTGCTGTTCTGCTCCCGCAAGCATTTGCGGGTCTACTTGTTCCACTAAAGAATCTAATCCTTGGGGTGATCCGCCCATCATGTTTGGGTCCTGCATTATCTCGCCTCCGTTTGCGTATTTGTTTATTGGCCCACCGTTGTTCCTTGATAGGAAAGCCAAACCTTCTGCTTCTGCATCTGTCCTTAGTTTTTGCGCGGCACGAGAGGGGTGTCTAACGGTGTGCCTCGACGTTCTAACCGGGGAATATCTATCCTCTCCATATAGTGCTTGCTCACCATTGTCTACCCATTCGTAAAGTTCGTCACCTTTTAAAGTAGGATGCACCCCGGTTCTTTGGTAGGTTTGCCAAGCATTAAAAGCAGGTCTATTAGGATCTTGGGTTTCAATAGGGTTAAAAGCTCCGCCATACGGCCCGCTTATTTTCGGTGTTGCTCCTGTTTGCGCTCGTGCCCCCATAAGTGGGCCTACTGTTATAAAACCTTGCGGGCTGACAATTCCTCTATTCACATTGTTTTGAAACATATCTTGAGGGTCTTTAAAGCCGCGGGTCGCGGCCAACGATTCAACCGTATTAGGCAAACCGTTACCTATTACGCGGTCTACGCCACTTCCATCGTTATACCCTATGGTAAAACCTGTATCGTCCTTAATAGGAGTAATATCAAGTTGCTTGCCATCCACAGAAACGTTGGGGACCCCAACTTGAAGCTCCGCTAACCATCTAGGCGTGTAAAGAGAGCTGGCTTGGTTTAATAATCTTTGATCGGGTACATAGCCCCCATAAGCGGAAGTATTGCCCTGATTAACGTTTGCCGCGTAGCCTGTATTGCTCGCGGTGTTTGCGGTGTTTGCCGCAGTTGAAGAGTCGAACAAGCCTGAGTTTTGAAAAGAGGCTGTAGTCGGTATATTTCCAGAACCAAAGTTAACGCCGCCCGTGTTGCCGAAGTTAACGCCGCCCGTGTTGCCGAAGTTAACCTCGGGCGAACCACCGTCTTTAAAAAACAAAGGTCTGGTTAAAATATTATTCATTTTAAAATAAGTTTGCTTTTTTAGCGGCTGCGCCTGCGGTCAATGCGCCTAAGCCGTAGCCCGCAATGTTTTGAAAGGTTGATGCACTAGGACTATTAGTCGTTTGTACGCTAGATACAGGTCCGGGGTTACTTCTGTATATATCACTTAAAAAAGAATACTGGGTATACGGATAATTTTGATTAGCCTGCTCGTTTGCTGTGTTTGTGTTTAGAATGTTCTGCTGTTGGTTTTGCTGTTGCCCACCTAACGTCATTAAAGTGCTAAGGTCGTTGGAGTTTAATTTAGAAGTTAATTCTCCAAGTCCAGCCTGTTGTACGCCCATATTGGCTAATTGTCCGCCTATGCCCGCAGTGCTTGCACCAATATTAGCCATTTGATTGGTGTTGGCTATATCTAAATTGCCATAGTTAACCCCTAAATTGCCGATACCTTGGGCACTTTGGTTGCCTAGGTTTCCATAGGCTGTGCCCATATTGGCCAACATACCGGCCCCCTGCATTTGTCTGCCTTGGCTGGCTTCAAAAGCGGCTTGCGCTGCTTGTTGTGCATTTTGATAACCCGCCATACGCATGTTTCCGGCAGTACGGGATTGAGCATCTAATAAATTCCTATTCATTTCCGCACTTTGTACGCCAGACCTTGCTCCGCCAAAAGCGCCCGCACCTACGGCTGCGGCATTGCCTTGCATGGCTTGTATGTCGCCTTGGCGTTGTAAGTCCGCTAAAGCCTGTTGTACGGCTTGCGTTTCAAACGGGTTCATAAACTCAGAAGTAGTGTTAGGGTCGAAAGCCGCACCTGTTCCTTGCAGCCCTGCGGCCCCTTGATCTATATATCCTTGTCCCCCTGAAGCAGCGTCTCCATATTGCGTCCTCGCTTGATCTCGATATGGATCATATCTACCTTGCTGGTCGTCAGAGAAACCATACGCATTTTCCATTATGGGCAAAGCAGCCCCTGTTACGGCGTTCATGCCGCCTTGAATTGCGGCATCTCCCGATTGAAGGTATGGGGCGTAAGCACCTATTCCAGATTGACCTAAATTAAACCCTTGGTTCTGTAAATTAGAAAAACCCGCTACGTTATAGTCGGCAGGGGTAACCCCTGCACCAAGGTTCTGGGTTACTAAATTTTGTGCATTATTTATTAGTGCAAGTTTTCTAGCTTCTAGCGCGGGAGATTCCGATTGGATCGTTGTGGTGGTTTCGTTAGCCATTAAACTAAGCCCCCTTCAAAACGTCGCATCATAGAATACATATTGTTTATTCCTCGTTGTCGGTTACCGCCACCTGCGCCACGCACTGCGTCGGCTGTCATTACAAACTCTCCATCAGAAAGCATGGCAGGTACGTCATCCGATGTTCCTGTTCCCGGCCCTGAAATACCACCTATTCTTCTAGGAAACGCAACAGCATTTCCACCCTTAGCTGCAAGCATGGTTGGACGGTACGCATTATTAGAAGGTGCGTTGTACGGGTTTAAATAGCTAAGATCGCTCATGTATCCGTATTGTTCAGGGTTTGCATCGTATAATTCTTGACCTGTAGGGCCTAGGTCTACTTTCTCTTCTTCGGGAACTTTAAAACCACCCGCTAATGAAAACACCCCTGTACCTATCGCAGCGGATGGGCCATATTTACGAAGCATACCGGGGCCTGCTTTATCCATTATAGCCGTAACCTCTGCGGCGGTAGGCGTGATGTTTCTTGCCGCCATATCCGCTACAAATTTATCCCCAGCAGTTTTTTTCATAAGTTCAACGTCCGCTGGAGATCCCCCTGTCAAAAGGTCCTTTGTTCGTTGCAAGAAGTTCCTGCTTTCTCCCGCACCTGTAGGTGCTGCCGTGGTGTTAAGACCACTGGTATTAAGACCAGTGGGTTTTATGCTAGCCGGAAAATTTACTTGGTCTGGTCGAAGTTGATTATAATAAGCTTTTTCTGCTGCGCTAAGATTAGTAAAAGGCTGATTTACACCCGGTTGACTATAAAAAGATTTTTCTGCTGCGGTAAGGTTTGCATCAAGAAAAGGTTGATCTAGTTTTTGGCCCACCGTAGCTTGAACGGGGCCAGCGGAAAAATTACCTGCGGGTCCCACACCTTCTACGGCAGTGTTGGGGCTTAAAAACTTAGTACCAAATTGGTCTGCCGAAGGATTAAATAGGTTAGATAATCGTGCGCCCGGAGAAGATAAGGCGTTACCTATTCCAGAAGTAAAGCCTTGACCAAACCCTGTTCCAGCACTTAACCCCTGTACTCCCCCGGCTAACCCTGTAGCTAATCCTGCCGTTGCGCCTGTTAAAAGGGCGGATTTAAGTGATTTACCGATACTTTTACCTTGTATTAAACTGGCTAGACCAGACCCCGCCATAGCCCCATAAATAGGGCCTAAAGGGGTGAAAGAAAGAGCAATAGGTAGAACAATAGGGGCAATCTTTTTAAAGACTTTAACTACGCCTTTTACGGCTTTTTTAATACCTTTAAAAAGTTTCTTAAAAAAGAACTCAGGTTGTCCCGTTACAGGGTTAATACTATTAAGGTCGCTGCCTACCACATAACTTTCTGGCTCTAGCCCCATTTCCCGCATCTGACGGAACAAGCTTTCTTTTAGCCTAGGGTTTTCGTCAAAAATAGCAGTAGGTATAACGGTTTCGCCTTCTGCGGCGTGAACCATGTAGGTGTCTTCATAACGTCCAAATTCTGAAAGTTTCTCTGCGGCCTGTTTTGCTTGAGCAATTCCTGAAGAGGGTATTGGGTTATTGTCGTCGTCCGCCCAATCTCCTGTAGTCGCAGTAAGAAAAGAGGCTAGACCACCTTCGGGAACGGTAAACGACTCGGGTCGTTGGTACGTGGCTGTTTCAGACATTAAAATACACCTCTATTTACAGGTAAAAAACACTATAACAAACATTAACCCTAAGCGGTAGTAACAGTAACACTGCCTACACCCCCCGAGCCGCTAACCCCGTATGGATTAGGCGAATAAACTAACGTTATCTTAACAAAACCGTTTCTTTCAAACAGCGCACCCACTTCTAATCCGGCATCGTTATTGGGTAAATTAGTGAGTGTTAGCCGGGTACTTCGTTCGTCTCCCGCGTTTTGAAGCTGGGTCAACAACGAAGAAAAGGACCGGACCAATTCCGCTAAGTAACTAGGCTGATAGTCGGCAGGCGGATTAGGAAAAAAAGGTAGGTTTAAATTCTTACTCACTATCTTCGTCCGTCTTGACGAACGTCTAATCTAGGAGAACCCAACCGCCATTGCGTATCAGCACCGCTGCTTTCTATTTTTAAAGCAAAAGACCGACCCCGTAAACGAACATAGGCTTGTTCCGTAAACTGTTCTACTACGGTAGACGTGGCCGAAGCTGTTTGCGTTACCGTATTAGAGTCTGTTTGCAGATAATTGCCACCGGAGAAGTTTCTAGTTTTTAATGTAAATAAGGCCGCAGGGGCGGTGCTAGACGATCCGTCGAAGGTTATATCAGGAAGCAATCTTGTTATAAACGCAAAATTGTGCCCATCGCCTAGATCTACTTGGCTAGACTCAATGTACGGAGAAATAGCGGTTGCGGGCGCTGTGCTGCCATCATCTAAGCCCAGCTCATGGTAATACAAATAGTGGTCACCGCCTGCGGCTAAAGGGTAGTCCAATACGCCACGGTCTAACCACGCTGTGCGTGTCAATACTCCGTAGTACCATGCTTGCTCTTGGTAATTGTAAACGACATAACGGTCGCACTCAGTGCTTTCTTCTGACGGGTAAAACCACCACACTTCGTTAAACGAAGAGTTTAAGCCTGCAAAAACCTTTTCTTTTTGCGCTAAATTAAAATCGTTAAATACATAAGAGCGAACAGAGCAAGGCAGTTTTTGCACTCTTCCGTCGTACGCATAAAAATCTTCTACGCCCATCCAGAAAACAAGGTCGTCCACGGCTTTAGTTGCATTGGGGCCTATGATAGTAATGTTTTCAGAAATCTGCGTAATACCAAAAGTAAACGGCGGGCCAAGATATTGCATGGCGTGAAGCGAAACATCGGTAAACACTAAGATCTGTTGCCGGGTTTCTACTGCTGTTACTATTTCAGAGCCGGAGCTTAGTCGTAAGTCCCCTGCGCTATTGGTCGCCAAAGCATCCCAAGTAGTTAAACTTTCTTGGCTGCTAAAACGTATTAATAAAGGGTCTTGTACCCCTACATCATCTTGAGGGTCGCAACCAAACACTATAACGTGTCGCGATCTATCGGAAACCAATACTTGTTTGGCTATGGTGGGGGTCCCTACATCCGCGTTAGCTATTTCTGTTAAGGGTATTCCTCTTGCAAAACTCGCTGATTTTACGCTTGTATCCCAGTAAAAAATACCGCCATTACGGACGTTGTACAATAGGTCTTCGCCAAAGTTGTCGTGCGACCATAGGCGCAGCGTAGATAAAACACCTAAAGTTCCGTCAGAATCCCAAGTATCTCTACCCCAAGTATCGGTTCCCCAACCCACGTTATACACTACGGTGTCTAAACCTACGTTTATTTGATAGGCAGAAGTGGTGCCTGTTCCACCATTACCTGTGTCACTGCCATTAGCGGTAACCGTGTTACCCGAAGTATCTTTTGCAATTATAGTGTAGGCATTAGCACTGACTACCGTTTCTACTTGGTATTCTTGATTTAAAACCGTTGCAGTAATGGTTCCACCTAATGAAGCGGCACTCGCGAAAGTTACAAAATCATCTTTTACCGCCCCGTGGCCCGAGTCGGTTATGGTTACAACAGAAGAGCCGTTAGTGGCGGCAAAAATACCGTCGGTAGTAGACGTTTTTCTAAGGGGTGTAATGTCGTAATAGGACTCCCCCGACAGCACATAATACTTCAAGTGAGTGCCTACGCCGGTGTAGATATTGCCTGCTAGAGACGTAAATGTGTGCAAGGATCTGGCCGAACCGACATAAACATTCTCATTTTGTTTCTGCCAACCACCTATTTTTTCAGGAAAACCAAACCTAAAACGTATTTTATCGCAATCGTACCACCCGCCCTCGTTAGTGTAGGAAGTTACTTCTCTATTAATTCCCGGACGAAATTGTAATTTAGTTAAAGGCATCTATATCTTCCAAGCAATTCCGGCTAAGAGCGCAATAACTGCGCCAGCACCTGTAATCATAATAAACTCTATACGTTTAATACGCAGTATAGCCTCTTTCCATCGTTCTTCCATCTGGACTTCTACAATTGTGACTCGCGTGTTTAAGCTGTTAACTGCGTCATTCATTATGCTTCCAATGCTGCTACTTTAGTTTCTAAGACTTCTATTTTTGCAATAGCTTCTTTTAAAGCAGCCATTAGCACAGGTATTGTTTCTGTATATTGCATCCCTTTAATCTTAGTATCAGCCTCAATACCGTCTATTTCTTCTGCTATTTGTGGTGATGCTAACGATTCCTCTACAACTTCAGGATAAGCAGTTTCCCAATCTTGAGCGATAAAACCAATTTTCTTTCCAACTTTTGTATCGTGATCTTCTTGCTTCCAATTAAAAGTTACGGCTCTTGCAGCTTTTACATGGTTATAAGCAGTTGAACCATTTAGTTCTGTTATATTCTTTTTAATTCTTTCGTCTGAGTTAGCTGTCCAAGAAGTTGCTCCACCGACTAAATGCACACCTGTATTATTTTCGTCATAAACATTCCAAAGTGAGTTTGTAAAAAACACTCCGCGATAAGTATGTGAAACTGCTACGCCATAAGAAGATAAATTAAGAGAGGGGGATGTAGTGTGAAATATTACACCACCGCTTCCTGTCCATGATCCTGTTGACGCTACCGCACCAGAACCACCTATAAATCCTCCAGTAAGATGAACGCCTGTTGATTGCGTAGCTAGTTTAGCAACATTGTCATGGTAAAGAGTTACTGCTCCATCTGGCGCAGCTATAATACTACTTTCTCCAGATTTTCCTTCTATGTTTAAAGATCCTGTGCTGTTTCGAATATATGTATTTGCGCTGTCGTGGAAAATTTTTAAATCGCCACCAGTTCCAAACTGAAGTTGATCACTATCAGCAAAACGCAAACCTTCATCAGCAACATGTGTTAACGTAGTGTCTGCTGGGTGCGCTCCAAACTCTAACGCCATTCCATCCGTAGGAAATACTACGTTGCCAGCAGATGTTATTTTCATTTTTTCAGTAGGCGCACCAGATGTAGACGTACTAAAATACATAGTTGATGCGTTATTATCAGCAGCAAAGTTTCCGTCTGATGCTACAAAAATAGAAGCAGCAACTGCTACCGCATCACCACCAGCACCTTCGTTTGGTGCAGACCAATTAATCTGACCAAGTTTATCCCCAGCAGCAACATCGTTATCTCCAGTAGAAATAGTAAAAATAGAAAAAGCATCATCAGCAGTTGACGTTCTTCCTAGAATTAAACCGCTATCCGCACTGTGCGTTAGAGTAATTTCATTATCTTCCCCTAAGTGAATAACTGCGCCATCACTATCCAAGAATAAGTCATCCTCAATTGTTACATCAGCACTGAACACTGGAGTAGCAGTAAATGTATGAACACCTGTTGTAAGTGCAGTGCCATCAATTACAGCATTACCAGAAACATCAAAGTCTGTGCCAACGTATAGCTTTTTAGCGATACCGACACCACCGTCGATGATAAGAGCGCCTGACGTTGAGCTTGATGAGTCGGTGGTTAGATTTAAGTTTACAACTCCACTCGTATCGAGCGTAGTTACAGTTGCGGCTGCGGCTGAGCCACTTCCCAAAATACCATCTAGCGTACCTGTGAAACCAGTGGCTGTGATCTGATCGGTTGCGGTAATACCATCGACAAACAAATTAGCCCAGCGAACACTTGTTGTACCAAGATCATCGGTGGAATCGGTGTCTGAAACTACATTGCCACCATGCGTCGTGACGCCTGTTACCACCAATGTTCCCGCCATATCAACTGCGCCATCTATATCAACGACATCAAGATTAGTAGTACCATCAATGTCCACGTCAGCACTGATATCAAGACTGCTTCCCGTTAGTTTGCCTACTTGTAAGTCAGCATAGCTGTTAATTGTGACATTTCCGGCAGTCGTGCCGTCTTCTGTATTACAAGCTATTGCTGCAAATTCGTCAGCAGATTCGTCCCAAATAAGTCCTTTGTTAGCAGTGTTACTAGCAGAGCCGTTGCCTCTGGTGACAATAAACCCTTCATCGTAGGCTGTGCCTGTGTACCCTTGACCAAATTTAACCAGTGGGTCAGTAACCGTAAGGTTAGTCGTGTCTATGGTGGTGGTCGTGCCATTAACGTCAAAATTACCTGTGACGGTTACATTATCACCAAACGTAACTTCAGACGTAGAATGACCTATTGCAATAGCTATACCAGAAGATTCTGTTGCAAGTTTTAACTCACCCGTAGCGTTAGTGATATATGAGTTAGTACCGTCGTGGTACACCTGCATATCTGATCCTGCGCCAAACTTAAACTTATCGCTGTCTGGTACAAGTAAGTCACCACTTGCGTCTACTGTCACGGCCTTTGATGCTTCCGAAGTGCCTAACGTAGTGATGTCTAGGTAGTTTATTTCTGTAGCTGTAACCGTTGCCCCATCGAGCTTGTTAAGCTCTGTTGCTGTAGAAGTAACATTCGTTCCACCAATATCTAGCGTAGTCATTGAGACTTCACCAGCAACAGTTGCAATTCCGTCAGCAACCGTAATTAAATCAGTATCGTCCGTGTGTCCAATTGTTGACCCGTTAATGACAACATCATCAATATCAAGCGAACCGCCACTAATAAGCCCTGTGGTAGTAATCGCTGAAGCACCATTATTTATTGTTCCGAAACCGCTAGTTATACTTCCCGCGTCCAAAGCCCCAGTGGTCACGATTGAGCTAGAACCCGCAGTGGCAGACGCGCCTATATCAGATAGCACTTCACTAGCTGACCTACCTTCTATAGAAGTACCAGCAACTCGTAAAAAATCGTCATCAGCAACGCCAGTTGTAAATACAGGTACGTTGGTGTTGCTAATTCCTGTAGACAAAGTGGCTGTAGTAGTGATTGCTGTGCCGTTTAAAGTCATAGCGTCAGCTTCTAAAGTACCATCAATATCAGCGTTGCCACTGATATCTAACGAACCGCCATCTATTTCTCCACTAGCTGTTACCGTAGTAAAAGTCCCTGCTGCCGCACTAGCCCCACCAATAACCGTACCGTCAATCGTACCGCCATCTATGTTGACAGAAGACATACCTAAATCTTTGGTAAAGTCAGCAACAGCCGCGCCCGACCCTGCACCGTCACAATAAATAACCGCCGTATCGCCGTTTAAAACACTAACATTAGCGCCACTGCCTTGAGTAAAAGTAGCTGTTTGACCGCTGCTATTAACGACAAAGTACAGTTTGTCTGCATCGTTTGGGGTAATAGTAATTGTATTTGTGCCACTAGGAGAGCCACCCAAAACAAGCACTTTGTACATGCCGTCGGTCAAAGTTCCATCGGTTGTGGCTACTGTGGTAGTGGTTCCAGTAAGAGTAAGAGCTAAGACACCGTTGATCGACCGATCAATAATATCCATGTTGGTGTTAATCGTGTCACCCCAACTTCCTGATTGGTCACCATCTCCGGGTTTCTGAATTCCTGAATTTCCTGTATACGAACTTGCCATTTATCTATCCTATCCTGTCCAAGACACCGTCACTGTTCCTGACGTGGCTATCGCGCTGCTTGCGCTCCACGTCCAAAGTGTATAATCACCGCCAAAAGCTGAACTGTTCGACTGTGTAAAACTAGCGTCTGTTCGATTATAAGTAGTTCCCCCTACTGCCATAGAAACCCAACCACTGTTTGAAACTTGAGAAGTTACATAAAAAAATAAATTAGAAGAAGACGCATAAACACCACCTATAGTTACATCAAACCCAGAAAAGTCGATAGTGTTTGTACTTATTGTTCCAAAACTTCCTGCTTGTCCGTTTGCATTAAATCCAAAAACAGATATTCCAAGCCCTATAAAACTACTGGCTATTCCTATGGTGTAATTTCCCGTGGTTTGTGTGTTTGTAGCTCCAAAAAAGTCTGTTAAAGATATAGCACCGCTAGTAGGAACACTGTTGTTAGCCGTAACATTAGGAACAAGACTACCACCACGATAGTATTCGGTTAAAGAATGAGGGGCATCACCACCAAACTCAGTAACAAGGTCTGTTATGCTAATAGGGGCTGAACTTGTGACCGCCATTATTTATCCTTTAATTCGTCTACTTTATCCGATAACTCTTTAACAGCCTCAATCAATACGCCTACTAAATTACCATAAGCCACCGATAAATACTTATCTTCTGTATCATCTGTAACGACTGCTTCAGGCATTATCTCTTGCATCTCTTGTGCAATAACACCGACAGATCGTTTATCTTCCGATCCATGCTTATCAAAGTATACGCCACGCATTTCTTTTACTTTATCTAACGCGCTATCAATCGTTTCAATGTTTGATTTAAGTCGTATATCAGAACTAACCGTTACGTTGGTAGTCGCTGTAATAGTCCCTGTTGAGGTAAGGTTTCTATACCCTGTAATGTCTTTATTGCTGTCTACAATAACTGCTTTAGACGCTGCAACTGTACCTGCTGTAATACCGTCAACTAGATTAAGCTCTGCTGCCGTTGAGGTAACGCCGTCTAATATGTTCAACTCTGCTGCTGTACTGGTAACGCCATCAAGAATGTTAAGCTCTGCGGCTGTACTGGTAACGCCATCAAGAATGTTAAGTTCTGCTGCCGTTGAGGTAACGGTGGTGCTTGCAATAGACAAAGCATCTGTCTCAAGTGTACCGTCTACGTCTACATCGCCTGATACATCAATGTCTCCTGTTACCGCGATACCACCTGATTCCGTAGCTATCTTAGCTGAACCGTTGTGATAAAGCGTAACTGCGCCGTCATCAACAAATGTCGCCATTGTTTCACCAGTGCCAAGAATATGGACACTAGCACCAGTAAGGTTTAAGTTTCCTGTACCAACATCACTAATATAGCTATGAGTACCGTCGTGATAAATTTCAAGGTCGCCACCATCTCCGAATTTAAACTTATCACTGTCAGGGACAAGTAAATCACCGCTTGAGTCTACCGTTACCGCTTTAGAGGCTTGAGAAGTGCCTAACGTAGTAATGTCTAAGTAATTAAGCTCTGCTGCTGTGCTAGTTAGAGTCGTAGTTCCATCATTTAAAGCACTGTAAACCGTTGTGCCTGCTAAACTTAAATCTGTAAAAGCGTTGTACATGGCCGCACCCGATCCTGCGCCATCAGAATAACAAACCGCTACCGAACCAGTAGGTATAGTGACACTAGCGCCAATGCCTTGTTTAAAAATAATAGACTGACTGCCACTTGTAGCGTTTTCAACAATCCAAACTTTAGAACAGGTGTTAGGGGTTATTGTAATAGTGCAAGTGGAATCTAACGTTCCCGTGTATTTTAAATATAACGATCTCCCGGGGTCTGTGCCGCCATCTGCAATTACGGTCGAATGGGTGTCCGCGTTAGTAGTGATGGCTTCTGTCCCGTAACCTAGGGCTTCTCCAATTAACTCAAGATTGGTGTTGGTGTTTGTGCCCCATGTGCCAGACGCATCGCCTGTTGCCATTTCGTTAAGTCTTAAATTATTTACATATGTACTTGCCATTTGTTCCTACCTTTACGCAGCTATATCGTCCCAACTAGGGGTTTGACTCGGGGTTATATTAGAATAAGAAGGGGTTTGACTTGGTGTTATATTACTAAAAGACGAAGTTTGACTTGGTGTAATTAATCCCCAAACAAGAACAGGGCTAGTTAAGCCTGTAGCAGAAACACCCGTTACAGAAAAATTGTTTATGTTGGTTATGGTGACTGCGCCACCCGAAGCTGTTGCCGCGCTACCCGTAACTGAAACATTTACGCCTACGCCTTGCACTATGGCAGGAGCAGCGGCGTTTACTACAGCCGTTGCTATAGGAACTGCACTTCGGTTCCAAGGGCCGGAAGCCCAAGACCCTCTGTTCCAACCTGCTACATAAGCATTTACACCGCTCATTTAAGCAATCCGTATAATCGCGTTGCTCGCATCTGCTGTTGGAAAAACAATTACAAAGTCACCAGAAGACGAAGATTTATCTGCGCCAAAATCTAAAACCACTACCGTAGGATTAGTAACGCTAAGAGAAGTGGTATTTGGGGTGCTGTTGTATATCAACGCTCCGCGAGCGTTAGATATAGTCGAAGACCCCCAAGTGCTGTCTGCAAAATCCGTTAAAGCGGTTGTCCCAGAAAGAGTAGGGTCTACTTTTGTTAAAGTGTTTCCTCCGGCAGTGTATGCCGTTCCCGTAACTTCGTTACTTGTGGTGTATGCTGTGGTAGCGGCGGTGAAAGTAGCACTGTTGGTGTACATTGCTACTTTTACGGTGTCGCCTTTAAAGTCGTGGCACCCGTATAAAAGTTCTTTTTTAAAAGTGCTGCACATAAAATTTCCGTCAAAAGCCATCTAAAGTCTCCTTATCAATTCCGCTAATTCGGGTTGGGCGGCATCTATTAAAGCATTGTAAACTGTTGTTCTATCACTTTTTATAGCTTCTCTCATGTAAAAAGCCACTGTTTTCTGTATTTCTTCTTTAAAAGCATGAGCTTGTGCGCGTACCATAGGTTCTGCGTTATCTGAAACCGCTACTATTCTGTTTGCACAACGTTCAGCAACTTCTTCCGGGGTAAAACCCCGGTTATCGGTAGTTTGCACGTCTACCTTAAATGTTGGTGGTAATTCCATACTCAAAGCTTGTGTCATTGTCTTTGCCTAATTACTTGACCCGTCCTGTAAAGGTCTTGGGTTTCTTTAGCCTCTCCAAACATTTTTAATCCTACCATGGCTTCGCCAAATCTTTTATTGTATTCTGCCATTAAATCTGGCTCACCTTTCATGTAAGTGTACGCTTCTACTAAGCATCCGTATAATAATGCCACCGATGCGTTTTCGCTTAACCAAGTCGTTCCTGAGTCTCCTGCAACCGTCAAGCTGTTTGGCCGGTAAAAATAGTGCATTTCTGCGGCATAACCGGAATCCGGTGTAGGTGCAATAACAAAGTTGTCTACGTCAAAAATACCGTAATACTTAGGTGTTCCGGTGCTACTGCTGTTTGGGTTGACTGTTTGAAGAAAAGAAACGTCTTTAAAGTCTAAAAAAATCTTGTTAGTTCCGCTTGTTGCAGAAAGAGAAAAAGGGGCTAAAAAATCACTTGGCGCAGCTAAAAATTGGTTAGACGACGTAAAAGTTCCCGAAACATTCTTTTTAAATATATCTAATTGTACGTTTTTTAAAATGCGTTCTTCCGTAAGCTTAATAAAATCGTTTAAATGCGTTACAAAAGAAGTTTCAGAGTTTTCTGTGTAATCTTGAATTGCGGTTTTTAGTCCGCTATAAGTAAAGCTCATGTTGTGGTCACCGTAACTGCTCCTACTTTACCGTAAGAAATAACCGGGATAAAGTTGGTAATTTCAGGAATAGGTTTTAACACGTAAACGTCAAGGGCCTCGGCTTTATCTGGTCTAGGGTCTTTAAGTGCTTGAGGATCGTTAACTTTTCTGCTGGGTGTTAGTTGAGGGTGTTTAGCCTCCCACTCGTCATACCCTACCAAAAGACCGTTCCACTCTTTTTTCATTTTATGCAATGGATACGAAAAGCCGGAGCGGTCTGAGATCCCTAACGCATTTTTTCCTGTAGCGAATTTAGACATTAGTTAAGCCCTCGAATAACTTAAACTAGGGGCAACGTGAAAAGAAGCTCTGTCTCTGTCTTCTGTCATAGCCCGTTCCATTTCTTCTTCATACAAAGCTTTTAGAACACTTATCCTATCTGGCGCTCTTTTTACAGATAAATAATACGCTAACCCTGCCGCCAAGCAAGGATAAAATCTAAAAGGTAAGTCTAAGTTATCGGTAAAGCTGTCGGCATCTTCTATTCTAACCAAACGATTAAAAATAAGGGTGTCCGTGCTGTTATCCGGGGTGGGCCAAACATTTATTTTAGGGATTATTTGCCTGTCTATAAAAAACTGAGAAGGCCTACCTGTGGTGGATTTATTAGGTATGTTTAAATAGGAGTCTCGGCTTACTCGGTCTATAGAGTAATCGGTGCTGCTACGTCTAAGAACTACAGACAAAAGGTCTATGGTCGCTTTAACGTTATCTAAACTTACCGCAGAAGATAGTGTGGTAGTAGCCCCGCTCGTTCCACCCGTTAAAGTTTCACCGCTAGTAAAGGTTCCCGTAGGTATTGTAATAGCTATAGAAGTGGCACTAGTCAAATTGGTGATTACTGTGGTGGCTCCGCTGGTCCCGCCGGTAATTGTTTCTGCGACGGAAAAACTTCCGCTGGCACCTACGGTCATAGTTAAGGTTCCCGCAGGATATGTGGCTACACCCGAAGCTAAAGCAATAGTAGTTTGTTCAATAGTCCATTGATTTAAACCACGGTTAGCCCATTCAGCTAACATTAGGTTTAAAGAACGGTTGGCGGTTTTTAAATCGTTTCCTGTTCTGACCTCTAAACCACAGCGTTCAAACGCTTCTTCTATGTAGTCGGCAACGTCTAACTCAAAATTAGTGCTTCCTGAAGTAGCCATAATTTATTTTTAACTCCTACGACGTTTACTATTTTTCTTAACAGAGCCGCCATAGTTGTACATTTTAGGCTTTACTTCTCCGCCCATATTTAGTTTTACGGGGCTTTTGCCACAAGAGATTTTTTCTCCCATAGCTAATTTTTTTCTCATGCCTACCTTATCGTCCATTTTTACACCTCGTTAACATTTCCAACGTTTTCTAGCCTGCCTTAAACGACTGTTGGGGTTCTTAGCCGCTTTAGGAAATTTTTTCATTTGTCCCGCAGAACGAGCGCAATATGATTTTCTTCTTTTGGCTGCGGCGCTTCCCGCTTTAACTTTTCCCGTTACCGCCGTTTTCAATTTACTGCCGGGGTTAGCCTTGCGGTGGGCTTTAACCCCTTTAGCCGTCATTCCCGCGCCTTTTTTAGTAGGCCGGTAATTAGCGCCTTTGCCCGTAGTGGTTTTACGAATAGGCTTTTCTTTAACCCTAGGCATAGAACGCAGTTATACTTGCAGATGTTCCTGCTGGAAGATCTAAGTAAACGCCGTTTTTAAATAATATTCCGTCATCAGGAATATAAGGGTCAATATAATCTTTCGTAGTTGTAGCTACTTTTACAGAGAATAAATTTGTTCCGCTTATAGGTGACTCGTTGTAAAAAGCTAAATCTCCTATTGTTCCGCCTGTAGTACAGTGAAACCCTTTTAACCTTGCTCTTCCTGCAAAAACAACCGCTTGTCCGCCAGTGGTTCCGGCGGCAACTCCAACTGAAGTGTTAGTTCCAATAGAACCGTCTCCTGCAACCGAAGTAACTGTGTTAAAAAACTTTGTTCCAGTAACTGTATTGTTGTTTGGCCCGGTAATATCTTCAGTCAAAGCATTTCCTGCAATGTCTGTTCCGGTAACCGTTATAGCTACACCTGAAATATTTCCACCAGAAGTTAGCGTTACTTTAGCAGCTAAACCCGTCGTGTGAAAAGTTCCTGCGGTAGCCGCAGAGGTTAACGTCATCGCAGCGGTGCCGGTTGTTGTCTGTAAAGCCGCAAGCGATGCTGTAGCGGCGGAAAGATTGCTAGTATACGTTTTTACTTGAATATCTGACATATAAAACTCCTACAATTTAGGCGGGTTTTTACCGCCCAAATCGTGTTTACATTACGCTACTTGAACGTATTCAATTATAAAAGTAAAAGCACCCGCAGTTGTGGCATCTACTGTGTTAGTAATATTGCAAAAAATTGTTCTTGCAGTATCCGTAAACTGAACAGAAGCTGGGGCAGTGGTACCGTCTTGCGTTTGTAAAACCAAAGCGGTCACAGTTACATTGTTTAAAACAACCGTAGTACCAGCGTCTAAAATTTCATCTGTTTGAGCCGCAACAATTTGTGCGCCAGAGCTGCTAGTCCCCACTTCATAACCAATGTCCCCTTCCCCTATTACAGGAGCAGTGGTACACAAAATTTTAATGTCTGTAATAATAGTGTTTGCTGGTTGGGTAAATTCGCCAATAGCAGGGCTATCGCCAGCGGTTGAGTTAACTGTTACGCCTGTGGCAAAACCAACATGCTTTATGTATTTATCAGTAACAATTCCTGTAGAAGCAATTACGGCGGTGTCTGTAACAGCACCGGTAGTTGCATTTTTTGAGATTACTTTAAAACCATTTTCTGATCTGACCGGACCATTAAAAGTTGAATTAGCCATTTCATTATCCTTCTTATTAAAGGTTTCGTTATAACGTCATAATAAGTGTCTGCTAGGGCAGTCGTTATAACTAATAAATCCTAGATAAACTTGAGGGTACACAAAAAAGAAAGGGGGCACAAGGCCCCCTTCGATTTAATACTTTAAAAGTATTAAGCAGCTCCAGCAGTACCAAACACAGACCGCCAATCAGAGACACCGAAGCTATAACGCTCCCGTGCTTTGAAACGCATGTTTCCTGTGTCAAAGTCGCCTTCCATTGCAGTACGGATAGGTGTGCGTTGAAACAGCTTAAAGCCGTTTGGCGCATCCGTTTTAATGAAGAAGCCATCAGTATCTGTGAGGAAGTGGTTTACAACCGCTCCTTCAGGCAACATACCCATAGACTTAACCGCATTAACATCGTTATCCGAACTTCCCGGTCTAAGTGTAGAATTAAGTACACGTTCCGCAGTAAATTGAAGCTCTTTAGGAATAATTAGCTTCATACCACGAATTGCAACTTTCAAACCACGCTCGTCGGTTGTTCCTGCAATATCAATCAACATCTGCTCTAACGAAGTTTCATTTAAGTCCGCAGCGACAGCCAAAACATTGCTCTGGTTACCACTAATAGACGGATGACTAGCGGAGCAAAGTGCAACACCGTCACCAATGACATTAGCTCCAGTAGAAAAAGCGTTGTTTAAAATAGACGCTGCTTTTATCTGCTTGGTTTGAGACATAGAACGTGCCAAAGCGCGTGTATACCTACTTGCCAATCTGTCATATAAATTATCTTCGATGGCTTCTTCAGTAATACTAAAAGCAAGTGCAATAGTTTCGTGAGTATAACGTGCAGTGTAAGTTTCCTGTGCGTCATCAAACGATATTGCGCTTCCTTCCCCTTTAACGGGAGCAGAGCCGAAGCCTGCAAGCATTACTTCCTCTTCAAACGCTCGGTCTGAAGATTCTTCATCAAAAATTTCAGTATGCTCTCTATCATAGCGATCATACTCCAATCCGAACAAGGCATTGAGGCCCGGTTCTAACTCTTTTGCTAGTTGTGCGCGAGAAATAGCCATTTGTCAGCCTCCTTATACGCCGGTTGTAGAAACAGTACCAGCCGCAATAGAACCCGTAGGTGCATTGAAACTGTTGTTTATACGTACGATTGCGCCGATACCGGCGGATGCAAAGTCTTCACTAGCAGGATCTTCAGTCCAACCCATAACTCGTAACGACAAGCTATTAGTTGTGGCTAAAGTAGAGATAGCTAAACGACCAAGAGAAAGGCCGGTAGAATCAACACCTGTTATTCCAGTAGAAAGACTTGCGTTTAAAAAGACACTTGCGCGAGCATTTGCCTCACTTGTCCATGAAGCATCCGTTGCAATCACATATAACTGACTAGGATCGTCATTTATAAATGCTTTAACAGGAAAATCACTATCTGCCCCAGATCCGGGCCAGTAGTTGCTCCAAGTTGGTTTTCCAGTGACGCTTGAGACATATTGACACCCTTGAAAAACACCTAGGTGACTTACTGTTCCGCCAGCAGCGTTAGCTGTGTGGTCAATGTACCCAGAAGCAAGAGGTATAACCAATTGTCCGTGGTAAATTTTATCAGTATTGTCACTAGCAATTTCATAGGGAGTAAAGCCTGTAAGGCCAGTGGAATTAGTGCCGCCACCCAATTTACTCAAAGGGCGCAGGCCAAAACTTCCATTTAGATTAGCCATTGTTTTTTTCTCCTATGGGCAACGCATTATTCTTTGCGAGGCCCGCCAAAAGTTACACGACTTTGACGTTCGGGTTGTCCAATCGTCATTGTCGAATGAGAATTTTCTCGCAACAAATCATGGTCCACTGCTTCTATTTGGTCCGCATGTTTACGGTTAAAGTAATCCGTGCGTTCCTCTACAGTTTCAACAGGAATTCTTGCAAGTATTAATCCGCCTACTCCAAATACTCCTTCGTATCTACCTGAATCTACCACTGGCGCTTCAAAGTCTGGAAACTCGTCACTTCGTACAAGTTCATAACCCTGTCTTAATTTTGCTGAAATATTTTGGCGGTCATCATAACCCCTCACTTCAGCGCGAATCCAACGGTGTTTGTACCCCTCGGGGGCAGGTGGAGCGTCTAACATAGACGGGGGAGTCCAAGGCTTACGCCTTTTAGTAGTCTCCCTAGTATTTTTTGCGCGAGAAGTTTTATTCACACCTTCAAAACCTTTTTTTGTCTCTTCAGTCATTTTCATTACTCCTTCACGTATTTTGCATATTCTTCAAGCGGCACACCCAATCGTTTAGCAATAGTTACTTGGCTAGGGGTGAGTCTAACCTTTTTGTTCGTGCGCCCATTTCCAGTATTGCGGGAAACGCCAGCGACAGTCTGAGCGGTCTTTTTGCTGGCCCCGTTAAATTTGTGCGGAAACGATGTTTGAATCCGCGTATTTAGCTCACTATAATACTCATCACTCAAAGGGTCAAACCCTTCTTCTTCTACCATTTTTTTATGCAAGCCAAAAGCAGCAAAGGTCATTGCTTCGTCCTGACCAAACCATTTGTTTTTTTCCGCCCACTTTTCTGCTTTAGGGTCCGGAGCTTGCTGCGGTTGCGGTTGCGGTTGCGGTTGCGGTTGCTGCTGCTGCTCTTGCTGCTGTACATACTGCTCTTGCTGACTTTTAGCACTGTTGTAACGTTCTTGCGCCACAGCTAATTGCGTCATTTTTCTTTGTGCTTCAATGGTCGCATCAGTGTCACCGGAGTCTACCGCACGTCTTAAAGCATCTTCAGCTTGTTGCTGTTCTACAGAAATTCTTCCCCCATATTCCTGCATATAGCCTTGGTCAAGTTGCTGCATTTTTTGCTTTGTTTGCTCTGCTTCTTGCTTTTGTTGTTGAGCAAAACGAATAGCTTCTTCTCGATCTCTTTCCGCTTGACGCATTTTTTTGGTCAAACGGTCAATGCGTTTTTGAACAGAAGAGCTATATTCTTCTACTTCCGGGTCTACTTCTTCCTCGACAGCCTCTATTTCAGGGGCTTCCGAAGCTTCCGAAGCTTCCGGGTCTAAAAACTGTTTAGGGCCTTCGCTAACCTCTACCTCTGTGGCCTCTTCGGTAAACTCAAGGTCTACCATGCCATCATCAGGCTCGTATTTGTTTTCTTGTATTTGCGCCATGATTATCCGCCTTAATAGTTTAAAATATCATCAGGGTCTGAAATAGTGGCTAAGATTTCATCATCGTTAAGAATCCGAACTTCTCCCCCATCAATACGGAACCTAGACCCCGCATAACGAGCAAAAATTACCCACTCTTTTTCGTTGCACCAAGGCCCGTCTGGAAACTTTTCTTTGTCCTTATAGGCCAAAGGTCCTTGTTTCAGAACATAACCAACAACGGTTTGTATTTGCCCATCTTCTAATACTTTATCCGGGATGTGTATTCCCCCTTCTGAAGTGGCTTTCCCGCGATAAGGCAAAATAAGCATTCGCCAACCTGTGGGGGCGGGCATACGCTCAAGTAAGCTACTATCTAATAATGACGGGTCTAACACGCGCTCGTCAGGCTTGACGTATACGTTTTCTACTTCTTCAGCTACACTTTTAACGGCTTCAATCATCTATTTGCTCCTGTTTTTCTAAAAGGCCCGTGAGTTCCTGTAAAATATAATTTAGGGCAATCATCTCACCCATTAGCTCTTTGTACTGTTCCATTGATTTAATCCCGTTGTTTTCCAGTACATCTAAAACAAGGGCTTTCCTGTCTCTAATTGTTTTTTGAACAAATTGAGCAAGTTGTATTGTATCCATAAGTATCTTATATTTTCAAATGGAATCTTAATATATCTTATAGAATTAAAAAAAGCTAGGATTCTGCCAAACTTAGTGCGTAAGTTTTTGTTTCATTGTTGCGCCGTATCCAGCCTCTTCCAAAAGTTTTAAACGTACTTAACTCTCGGTAGAACTCTTCGCGGTCTTTGTGCAATTCTGAAATAACTCTAATAGGGTCTTCGGCGGCAACCGCCTTTAATGTGTTGGGTCCAATAAGTCCGTCTGTAGTAGCGCCAACTACTTTTTGTAAACCTTTGATGGCGCGTCGAGGCCCGCTGTTCACGGACCAATCAAAAACGGCAAAGTCTACGCCAGAAGGTAGATCATCACCTTTTACGGCTCCCCAATAATTTTTGGTGTAGATAGCTTTAACGTGTTCTATAGGTATGTTTTGTATTTCTTCTATAGACACTTTTCGTTCTAGATAATGCTCGTATGTTTTTTTGGTAATGCCTTGGTTTGTTGCGCCCCCGGGATCGTGTGGGTGGTTAACATACCCGCCCTCGTGGCGTAAGACTTCTTCTATAGCGTCATCTAAATTTTCTTTCATTCGCTTGCTTTCTTTTTTGTCGTGGTTTTTTTTCTAATTTTTGCTATAGCTTGTACTTTAGTAACAGGCTTTTTAACCAACTTTTTAGGTAGATAACTGTTAAAAAAACCGTAAGCACTAAAGCCTACTAAAACAATAAAAATTAGCTTTATAAGATCCATCAGTCTTTGTTAGGCGGCAGCATTTTTGCCCGGCCTACGTTAAGGGCTAAAACTTCAATAATCTTATACAGCTTACCAATTAATTCGTCATCCTTTGGTGTAGCTGTTACTGAAGCTACAAAAGATGCTCCGCAAACAACCGCTGATATAACCCCTACTACTTCAATAATAAAATCAAACATACCTTACCTTACTCCTTATCATAGTCTCTATAAAATTTAACGACAGCAATAATATTGCTAGTGTACCTTTTTATTTCAGCCATGTTCATAGCTAAGTTTTCGTACTGTTTTGTTGTCAAAGCATAATAGGGCTTTGCCGGGGCGTTTCCTTCTTCTACGGACAATAAATACTCTTGCATTATATCCGGGGTTAAAACTTCAAACTGTATGTCGGTTAACTGCATTTCCATGGGCAATGGCGGGTGATACATAGGTGGACGCTCTGCTATGGTTTTTACTTCCACAGGTTTTACGGGCTGCATCAGCGAGCAGCCACTTAGCAAAGCTAGGCTAACCGCGAACAGAAGCAGGCGCATCTGGAACCTCTACTGGGTTGGATGTTTCACGTGGAACATCTTCTTTGGGGTCAAACTGGTTGGGATCTGTCATCTTAATTAGTTGAACTTTAAGCTTTTGTGTGCCGTTATTGACTCTTGTTTCGATTAACTTTGGCTTGGCTAACGCTAGACTATTCATGTCGTGCTTGGAAAACTTGTCTCTAAGTGTCCCTACTTGCCGTAAAGCCTCGTTTTTCTCTGATTCTAAGCTGTTTAGCTGAAAGCTTATCTGTTCTTGCTTTTGTAGATAAGCATCAATAGAGTCATTCTGTTCTTGTATCTTGCTCTCAAGAATAACTTGGTTGCCTTTGAGCACAACCATCTGACCGTTAAGATATTTTATGTAACTGGCCGAGCCTGCAACAGAAGCAAATAACAAAATACCCAGTATTATTGCTAGTTTAAATCCCATTTTTAGATCGTTTATACTTTTTTGTTTTTTTGACTTCGCCGCCGTATTTAAAACGTTTATTTATAGTAAGCATGACCTCGCTATCAAAAGGCTTTTTTGCGCCACCTAGACTGACCGTTGTGTCGCCTATTTCCTTTGTAAGCCGTCCAGAAAAACTGGGGCTTCCTCTACCTAAATTAACCCGACCACTTACGCTACCGCCTTTAAACTCATAGTTCCCGCCAACACTTCTGATTTTTGATTTTCTTTGAGCATTGTCCGCAAAAACTCGAAGCTCTGTTTTCTTTTTCACTAGTAGTCGCCCCACACTTTTACTTTAGTGCCACCCCAGTATTCAACTGCAAGGCCAGCTTTAACTAGTTTTTCGTTAATTGAATTTTCTTCAAGGTCCCAAAGCACACCAAGGATACGTCCATACTTACCACGCCCTTGTGATTCTAGTACAAACCCGTCTTTGGTTAATTCTTGTAGCAGTTCTTTAGCTTGCAGCCCTAGTTTCTTTTCTGCTAAATCTTTGGTTCTGGACTCTGGGGTATCAATGCCCACAAGCCTTACACGCTGTTTTGCAAGAATAATCTTAAAACCTAAGTCGATATTAACGTCTATCGTATCTCCATCGACTACGCGATCTAACGTACATTGGTATACAAAAGGTTTAGCCATTTACGTGCTCCGTGTTGCTCGGGTCTTTCCACGCATTGCAATGCCGTCTATGTTTTTCTTACTGACTAATCCCCCGCCGGAAAGTTTTGCTGTCTTTGCCGCTTGTTTAAAGTTTTCGTTTGTAGGTGCCCCGGAGCTTCCTACTTTTCGCATGGTTTCCCCAGAACCCTTTTTGATTCTTTCTCGTTTAGCTCTAATATTTGCGTACAAACCTTTTTTAACCATTGTTTATGCCACCGCTTTTTTTCTTGCTGTTTTTGATAAATCACTTAAATGATAAAGTCGCTTGCTGTTTTTGGTGTGTGTTTTGTTTGTGTGTAGCGTACCATTCGACATTTTGTGGGTGTTTCCCTTCCACTCAGTGCCGTCTTTCTTATAGTGCTTTACGCCTTTCATCAGCAGTTTTTAAAGCTGCCGCCGCGAAGGGCTGCGCCCATGCCACGTTTCTTGCCTTTTACGACAGTTGCTTTTCCAATATTAGGTGTTTTTTCCTCTACTGTTTTAGCATAAGAAATAGAACCTTGCCCGTCTATCACTGCTTTATTAGTAGGTTCGGGGGCCGCGATTTCGGGTCCGCTAACAATCTTTACTGCACTCATCGCTGTTGTCCTCTGTTTTGGTTTTGTAGCCTCATTGCCTCTCGGTCCATCGCAGACTTTATTCTAGCCTGAGTTTGTTGCTCTTGGCTTTGTAGTCTTTGCTGAAATTCATCACCTTTACGCATTTCTTTCTCTTGGTCAAGGGCCAATTCAGCTTGGTCCATAGAAATGTCCGCTTGGCTTTTCTGTCCTTTAATCTGTAGCTCTTGTTCTTTAAGCGCGATTAACGGATCAGGGCGTTGCTCTTCGCCTGCATTTGCTACTTGTTCACCTAGAGCTTTCACTTGCTGCATACCTTCTGCAATTAGCTCCGCGACAATCACTTCCATACCCATCATCTGTTCTTCTTCAGACTGAGGCTGCGGTATCTGACCTTGTTGCACTTGCTGCATATAAATCACTTGAGCTTGTTCTTGGGCTTTTATTTTTACATGCTCCATAATGTGCTTTTGCATGGATACTGCAATTTCTGGAGAGCCTTGAACAATACCAGATGATCCAAAAACTAAATGCGTCATAATGTGTGAGTCGTGGTTTTGTCCTTCAAAAACTTTTAAAGGGATCTTATCCAAAGTGTCTATGTTTTCTTGTGCCGGATCTTTAGGCACAGGCTCTTCGGTAGGTGGAGCCGTTAATATTTTATCAATGTCCCTAACACCTAACGCTTCATACATACGACGAAACGCTTCGTAGCGATTGTGCATGTCAGGCGCTTGTGACGCTAACTCTAATTGAGTTTGGGCCAAAGCAATACGCTGCGATTGTGAAAATATATTAGGGTTAGATACCGGAATAATGTCTACGCGGTCGTCAAAGTCTTCCGCTTTAATGCTTTGGTCAGCGTTAGCCACTTCATACGGATATTCAGGCGGTAGGTATTCTGCCATAAGCCGGGCAAGTAATTTAAACTCTTGCCGCATGGCATAATGCAGCCGCTTGTGGACGGCGCTCATAACCCGGGTACCTTGTTCCAACATAGCAACAGTGGTGCCTACGGGCGCGTTTTGATTTCCGTCACCTACTTTTAAGTCTGTAATGGTTGCGAACCGTTGTCCGGCTTCCACGACAAAACCTAATAGCGCCATCAGTGTTTGGTCCGGTCCCTTAAAAGGAAGCGGCATCAAGCTGTCTCTAATCGCGCCGCCGGGTGCGTCTACATCTCTAAACTCTCCCGGCTGTAAAGGTTCTTCGTCGTCCCTGATCCGTAGGCCGCGGGCCTTGAAGCCTGCGGGAAGGTTCGATAACGTACCCGCATCAATCAATTGTCGCAGTGCGGCAGTCGCGGTCCGCGATAATCCGCCTATGGTATGTATCAAACCTAGTCCATAAAAGCCAAACCCGGGTAAAAACTTGTAATGCACAAAGTATTGTATTTTACGCTTTAAAGGGTCGTTTTCTTGGTAATTACGTCGAATAGCCAGTACTTGTCCGTTATCCTCACTAATTGTGACAATATACGGCACCTTGATCCCCGTCTCTTCGCCCTCTTCGTCCAGTTCTTCATAGCCTTTAAGGTCTAGATCTACGTGGCATTCTAATAAAGTGCTGTCGTAATCTATGGTAGAGGAGTGTACGCCGTCAATATCATCTATTTTATCGTCAACAGAGTTGGTGCCCGCTTGTGTGGGGTGTACTTCCACATCTCTATAGAACCCAGACACCTGTTTTTTACGCAGATCGTTGAGTGGCATACGCAATACTTGAGTAATGTTGGGGCAAGTGTCTAAGCTGCTGGCCTCATACGGTACTACTAGCTGCTCCGCAGGCACAAAACTACTGATGGCTCGGTCTAGCGTTTCATCAAAGTATACTTTTTTGAACGTAGAACCTGCTAATGGGAGATAAAACAGCATCTGATCAACTTCAGGTGTGTATTCTTCCATTACATTCATCAAGTAATAGTTCATAAATTCTTTTACGCGGACCGCTTGCTGTTCTTTTTCCGCGGTAGGGGTGCCCATGACCGCTGTTCTTACCGGACCGTTGGCCGGAAGCAGTTCGTTAAAGGCGTGGGCTTGAAATTGTGTGGCCGCTTCGGCCAACAAAGGGTGCGTTACTCCTGTGGCTCCGCGAAAAGGTTGTGTTCTTTCCTCGTAAGTAAGCCCCAAAAGCTCCATACCGTTAGCGTAAGTGTCTTCCCATTCTTTTCTTGACGACTTATTGGCTTCGTACTCCGAAGAAAGCTCGCTGCTAATGCGGCTAAGTTCTCTGTCGCTTAAAAATTCTGCTAAGTTGTCAAAAAAATCGGCTTCTTCTTCGTTTTCTTCCGAATCAAAATCTACGGTAGCGCCGCCATCTTCGGCCAGCTCTATCTCTATCCCTTCTGGAGTTCCTTCTGCTACCCCCATCGAGGTGCCAATAGTTTCTATTTCCATGTCCAAAGCCATTTCATCCAACTTAGGGTCGTCTCCCGACCGCTCCATAAACGAAACTACAGGTTCATCCGCCATGTTTATTAATTCCTTAATCTATCCATAAAGTAGGCGTTGGGTGGCTCTACGTTTTCTGTGGGCTGCCCTCGAAAAGCGGGGACATCTTCATATACAGGCGGTGGTTCTCCTGCGCCCGTGTTTTGATTAGCCCTAAAGATTTCAATTGCTCTGGGGTCTATTGAACCGCTATCTACTAAGGCCCTTAACGCCGTTAGCTCATCTACTCCCGGGTTTTCCATTAGGAAGTTTTCTAACTGTACTCCAATAGCTGAACCGTATGTTTGAATGGCTGGGCTAGGAAGTTGACGGCCCGTGTTGTCGCTCAAGCCGTCCTTAATGA